GAATCATATCAAATAGTTTCAGTAGAGGAACTTGAAGAGTGCATTTAATCCCTGTAGCAACCCAAGAAGAATGTGCTGAAGTAATTCAAGCTATCAGCAAAGTGTTTAGGTTTACACTAAACCATCCTCACCCAAATACTGGTGTTACTAATAAAGAACATCTTGAAACAGAAGTTGGGCAACTTAAATGTATGCTTGACTTATTGTCCAGCAAATGGGAACTAGATAGTAATGCCATTAACCGTTCATATGATTTAAAACTAATGAACTATAACCGTTGGGATAAACAACATGGAGTATTATCATGATAGTAGACACTACTATTGAAGACGAGGTGCTTGTAACAATGGTTCTTAAGAAACCATTTACACTAGAACAGCGAGCTGAGTTCGATCAGATCTTAGATCATTGTTTTGGTTTTGAGGAAGACTATAATAGAAAGGTAATTAATGAAATCTCAATGTGACTGGGATGAATTTTATTTAAGCATATGTGACTTGATTTCTAATCAAAGCTATGCTGAAGACCGTAAAGTAGGTGCTATCATTGTTAAAGATGATAACATCATTTCATTTTCGTATAACGGAACACCTAGAAAGACTGATAATGATACTCAAAGTAATATTGTCTTACATGCAGAAGCTCAAGCAATTGCTAAAGTGGCACGAACAAACAGCAGTACTGTTAATGCTACTCTATACTGTACCCTTAGTCCTTGTATCGATTGTGCTAAGCTCATATATTCAGTAGGTATTAGACGATTAGTCTACAAGTGGCTCTACAAAGACACTACTGGTTTAGACTTTCTACGCAAGAACAGTGTAGCAATAAACCATAATGATGGTCGTAATAACCTTGCTGACTCTGCATGGATAGCAAACACAGGACTACTTAAAGATGACTTCTGAGTGGACTAACATCCTACTACTTGTATTCTTGTTTTATAATTTGTATCTACAATATAAGCTCAATGAGTTTAAGGAAGCACTAGAAGATCAGGCTGAAACAATGATGATGATGGCTAAAGAGTTAAACGCTCTTGGCTCACCTAATGTATCGTTTCAATATGTCTCTGAGTAGTAAGTACAACAATATAAAAATACAAGTATCCTGCGTACCTAACTATGAAAAAGAAATTAAATTATTATTCTTTAGAATACTAGATGACTACATAAATAGATTTAATGTAGAAATAATAGTTGATAAAGCAAACATACAGATATGTTTTATCGAGTATGATGACCCTAAAGGAGAAACCTGTGGGCTACATATATTCAGTGAAGATAATAAAAAGATCTTAATACAAATAAGAGATCCTCTTTTACATGGTTGGGAAGGCAATCCCTACACAATGGATAAAATGGCTAACATAGTATGCCACGAGTTCGTTCATGCTTGCCAAGCTCTAACTGGTAGAAATGGTTTTAGTATTCCTAAATTAACCTACGATAAAAATGATGAACAAGAACAATACTTCTTTGACCCCTGTGAAGTGGAAGCAAGAGCACTCGAAGCTCCCTACACAACAATGTATGCTCAGGCATTACTAGTATGAGTAAATTACGTTTATGTGTAGACATTGAAACAAACGGGTTTATGCCTACTGTTGACACCATCTGGTGCATGGTAGCTGTAGATGCTGACAACGGAAATGTCTATTCATTCTCTGATCACGACAATGAGTTACCCTCTCTACAAGAAGGCTTAGCGTTCATTAGTAAGGCAGACATTATCTTTGGTCATAACATTATTGGCTATGACTTAGTAGTGTTGAATCACCTTACTGGATGGTACCCGCCTGACAATGTAAGGGTAATAGACACTTGGGTAATGTCTCAAACAAACCAATACAAACGAGATCACAAACATGGTCTCGAAGGTTGGGGTTCTAAGTTAGGCTTTCCTAAATTAACCTTTGAAGACTTTACTAAGTACTCTAAAGAGATGCTAACATACTGTATACGAGACGTTGAACTCAACGTTAAAGTCTACAAGATACTTACAGCAGAAGCAACTAAGATCATTGGTAAGTTCCCAATGTATGCTAAAGGTTTAGAAGTAGAAAACCGCTTTGCTGCTATTGAAGCTGCTATCCGAAACAAAGGATGGATGTTTGATATGCCTGAAGCGCAAACACTTCTAATGAAGATTAACAATAAGATGGATCATATCGAGGCGATTCTCGAACCACGTATCGGTATGAGATGTATTAAAGTAGATAAGCCAGATGAGTTTAAAGAACCAGCATGGCGTAAAGATGGATGCTATACAGTAGCAACGGTCAAACACTTTAGTATTGAACAAGAACGTGGTCGTACAGATCGCCCTATTGAGGGACCATATTGCCGTATCGCTTTTGAACAAGGCAAAGTAGGCAACACAGAGGTCGTCAAAGACTATCTTTATTCTATAGGATGGGTTCCAGATGAATGGAACGTAGAAAAAATTAATGGCAAATTCGTTAACAAAAGCCCTAAGCTCACTGAATCTTCGCTTGAACTCTTGGGTCCAGAAGCTATGCTTATCAGCGAGTACTATACCCTTAGAGCAAGGAAAGGTATTCTTGAGGGATGGATTAAAGAAGTTAGAGAGTCAGGTGACAATCGTTTGCATGGTCGCATGTGGACTATTGGCACTCCTACCTTTAGATGTCGTCACGAAGTCGTTGCTAATCTACCTAGCGTTGATTCTGTTTATGGCAAAGAAATGCGGTCTCTTCTCAAGTGTGAGAGCGGAACTGTCATTGTCGGAGCTGACTCAGCTGGTAACCAAATGCGTGGCTTGTGCCATTATATCAATAACGATGACTTTACTAATGAGGTAATCAATGGAGACGTGCATCAACGCAACGCTAACGCACTCGGTACTAGTAGGAAGCTTGCTAAGCCTTTTCTTTATGCTTTCTTGTTTGGTGGTGGGGCGGGTAAACTTGGTCTCATACTATCGGGAAAGAGAGATGCTAAACTGGGACAAGAAGCTATCGGAAAGTTTGAGAACTCAATTCCAGGACTCAAGGAACTTAAAGACAGACTCATAGGACAGTATGAGAGAACATCTAACGCTTTTGGATCTGACAATGCTTGGGTAAGAGGTCTTGATGGTCGTATAGTGTTTGTAAGTTCATCACATCAAGTGCTTAACTACATACTACAGACTACTGAAGGTATCACCTGTAAGGCAGCTGCTGTATACTTACAAGACAAGCTATGGGAAAGAAAGATACCACACTACTTTGCTCTACATTATCATGATGAAGTAGCTGTTGTAGTGCCTGAAAGCTATGACCAAGAAGTAAAAGAACTAGCTATTGAAGCTTTTACAGAGGCTCCTAAATGGTTTGGTATTACATGCATGGGTGGTGGCGCTCATGTAGGAACTAATTATGCTGAGGTGCATTAATGATTGAACAAGAAGATTGCTTTGACTTAGCGATCATTGATGTAGACAGTATTCTATATCAGATCGCTTATACTACTCCTTCACCAGCTCTTTGTAAGAAACATCTAGACGAAGCTCTAGATAATATTATGGAGAAGACTGGTGCAGCGGATGGACTAGTGTTTATGAAGGGTAAAGATAACTTTAGATATCAGGTAGACCCTGAATATAAAGGTACTCGTAAAGACACTATCGAGCCTGAAGTTAAAGAACGTATTGAGATGCTCTATGAGTATGCCAAAGACTTCTGTATAGCGTCACATGGTGCTGAAGCAGATGATCTATGTGGTGTATATGCTCGTACTGCTCTTGATAATGGAGAAACATACATCATATGTCATATCGATAAAGACTTAAATGGTCTTACTGGTTGGCACTATAACTTCAGGAATCATAAACTCTACTATGTCAATGACTCTGAAGCATATAGGTTCTTGATGATGCAAGTTCTTACTGGAGACTCAACAGATAACATCCAAGGTCTACGTGGTATAGGTGAAAAGACAGCTATCAAGCTGACTAAAGATACACCTAATATCCGACTGTGGGACAGGGTTATCGAGATCTGGAAAGACAAACAACCAGAAACATGGTACAATAACTTCGTTAAATGCGCTAACTGTATTTACATTCGAGAGTTCAATGATGATCTCCGACCCTTAAGCTTTGAAGAACTAAAAGAAAGACTTACATGGACAGAGACTACGGACACTGGTACCCTCTTACAGACAGACCAGACAACGCCTTTGGATTCATCTACGCCATTATCAACCTCCAAACAGGAAGAAGATACATCGGCAGAAAGCAGCTCATAAGTGTATCAAGAAAGACAATATCCGGATTTAAGCGACGAAGGGTTACTAGAACAGAAAGTGATTGGAGATTATATAAATCCTCCTGTCGAGAACTCCTTGATGATATTGAGTATTACGGACTTGAATCATTTACTTTTGTTATATACAAATGGTGTATTGGCGCTGGAGATCTTACGTACAGCGAAGTTAAAGAGCAATGGGAATGTGAGGTCTTATCACGAGATGAAACACCTGATGGAGAGCGTCTCTGGTATAACGGTAACATCGGAGCAGTCAAGTTTTTAAAACCTAAGTCTTATGAATAAGAAACTTAAACCATTAACCAATGATGAACCATCCTTGAAGGATGAATTCAAAGACCAGTTTAAAAAGAAAAAGGAAACACAGAAGCAAGCAAAAGAACGTAGGAAATTCATTCGTGAGCTAAGAGAAAATAGAGACTGGAGCTAACATGTCTAGATGGATACATGCACCATGCCCTAAATGTTCGTCATCAGACGCATTTAGTTATAAAGAGGATGATGAGTTTGGTTTCTGTTTTAGTTGCCAAAAATCCTCTCCTATTAATCCTACTTATAAACCAACTGAATATCACAAAGAGAACTACTCAATGCACACACTAGAGGAAATTAAAGAATATGACACTCGTGGATTTAAAGAACGTGGTATTACAAAGGCTACAGCAGCTCACTATGGAGTTAAAGTATCGTACGCAGAGGACGGTACTATTGCTAGCCATTTTTATCCTTACACTAAGGATGGAGTGGTCGTGGCATACAAAGAGAGAAAGTTACCTAAAACATTTGTCATCCATGGCAACTTTAAAGACATCCAGTTCTTTGGCCAAGCAACGGTTACTGGAGGAAAGAGGATTATTATCTGTGAAGGCGAACTCGATGCCCTCGCTGTGGCGCAAGCGCAGTATGACAAGTATCAACGATACTACCCCTCCGTGGCCATTCCCTCGGCATCAGCGACCGCGTTAATCCTTGAACAACGTGAGTGGTTAAGAAACTTTGATGAAGTAGTTCTTATGTTTGACTCAGATGAGGCTGGACAAAAAGCTACTCAACAAGCAGCTAAGATTATTGGCTATGATAAAGTTAAGGTAGCTACTCTACCTGAGAAAGACCCTTGTGACGTACTAATCAAACAAGGTAGTGCTACATTAATGAGCTGTATCTTTGATGCAAGATCATATAGCCCCTCTGACGTTGTTAAAGGTGAAGCTGTATGGGAACAATTCAAGCTCAAACAAAACACTGTATCTTTAGCCTATCCTGAATGTCTCAAGACACTCAATGAGAAGCTCTATGGTATGCGTCTGGGTGAGATTGTTTTGTTCACATCAGGTACTGGCTCAGGTAAGTCAACTGTTATTAAAGAAATCGTAATGGAGATTCTTGACAAGACAACTGACATGGTCGGTATGGTATCTCTTGAAGAATCTGTTGGTGATACAGCAGAAAAGTTTATTGGTATGCAGCTTGGTAAGAACCTCAAGACAGATAATGTCACTGAGGAAGAACAATATACAGCCTTTAAAACTATTTTTGGTGATGAACGCTTAGTGTTGTTAGACCACCAAGGTTCTGTTAGTGATGAGTCACTCATTGATAAACTAGAACACTTAGCATTGATGGGTTGTAAGTATATTATCCTTGATCACATCACTATTGCTGTATCTGAAGGTGCTAAAGGTAAAACAGGTAATGAAGCAGTTGACTCCTTCATGTCTGACTTACTTAAGATCACTAAGAAACACAACATCTGGCTTGGTGTTGTATCTCACTTGCGTAAAGGTGAGAAACCCTTTGAAGAAGGTCATATGCCTTCTATAGATGACATCAAAGGTTCAGGCTCTATTAAGCAGATTAGCTTTGACATCATTGCTTTCTGTCGCAACATGATAGCTGACTCGGAAGCTCTCCGTAACACTATCAGACTTCGAGTCTTAAAGTCTCGATTTACTGGTCGCACTGGTGACTGTGGTAATACATCGTATGACACAAACACTGGACGTCTTAAACAAACTTCATTTGTAGACTTCGAATAATGAATCCACTCCAATATCTTTCTGAACGTGTATCCAAGGTAGTAATTAATTCAGACAAGATCTTTAATGAGGGTGCGCGTCTCCTTGCACATCACCCTACATGGGAATATGATCTTGAAAGATTTATTAATGAATCCTGGGACACACTACTTAGATACTGTATCCGTAACAAGAATGCTACGCACAGTGCTTCAGTTAAACTCACCTTTGCATCTGATCTTATCGGGAAAAGAATCGCTCGTGCTATTGGAATTGATGAACACAACATCAAATCCACCCTCTCTCTGGGAGATATTCTCCTTGAAACGTTCTTACAAGACGGTTTAATAGACATCTTCAGAGAGTATGAAGGTCGTAAAGCTCCCTATATGGTGCGTATTGTTAATCAAACAGATGACCTTAAGCCTACGCTTATAGGTACTTCATTTGAACCTCTGCTGCCTATCGCTGGACTATACAGTAACCTTACTAAAGAACCATTCATTAAAGGATGGACTAACAGTAAACTATTTCATGAGTATTTAAGTAAACCTTTTATTAGAAGTATGGAAACATTACGCCAACAACCTTGGTCGTTAAACCTACCTCTATTAAAGGCTATGGAAGAGAATCATCCTACCGAAATACTAGAACTAGTTGATGTTAATGGTGAGATATACAAATACAATATCCACCATGAAAACTTACACTTACCTAAGAAACTTAATCATATAGATGGCACAAAGTTCTTCGGTAAGAAAGACCCTAAGCTACAGCGACTGATAAGTAAATACTTTGAGTACAGTCAAGTAGTAAAGAAAGCTCGATTAATAAACAACAAAACATTTTATCAGGAGGTATCTTGTGACTACCGAGGACGAGTATACTATGCCGAATCTTTTCTGGAGTTCCAAGGGTCTGACTTGGCCCGATCCCTTTTCTTGTTTGCTAATAAGAAAGAAGTCACCGAACGAGGCTACTTCTGGTTATGTGTCCACACAGCAGCTTGTTACAATAAATCATTCTCCCTTGATGAGCTTGGACAGCAGGGATTCGGTACTGATTATGCTGCATACTTGAAAGAAGAAGGTCTAGATACTATCTCTTTAGATAAAATGACTTTAGAAGATCGTGCTTTGTGGGTTAACCAACATATAGGGTTTATTACTTCTACTAGCTTGAATGAGGTAATTAATCAAACAGCTGAAAAGCCTTATAGTTTCTTAGCTTGCTGTAATGAAATAGTAAACTATCAAAGAGCTAAGTCTGAAGGTAAACCCTACATGTCTGGCTTTCCTATACCTATTGATGGTAGCAACAATGGTTGGCAACATCTGGCAGCAATGTCTAAAGATAAACAAGCAGGTACTTTAGTGTCCTTAGTACCTACTCCTATCCAGAAAGACTTCTATGTAGCTGTTGCTAAAGAACTTATCAAGACTATGCCTGAGTGGTTTGAAGAGAAACAAATGCCTATGAAGCATATCCGTAAGGGTATCGCTAAACGAGGCTCAATGACTCGAGCATATAGCGCTGGTAAAAAACGTATAGCTAAGAACATGTACGATGACTGTCATGTAGAAGGTTATACTGTTAAGTACAACATAGATCAGGATCAATGTGATGTTTTAGCTGGTAACCTTATTAAGGCTATCAATGAAGTATGTGCTGGTCCACTTAAGACAACTAAATATCTTCAAAAGATTGCAGAACATGAACTCAACTCAAACAGAAATCACCTTGCTTGGCATACTCCTTCTGGTTTCCCTGTTGTTTATAAAGCTTACCTTCAGCACGAACGTAAACAAAGAGGTACAATACGGGGTATTCAAGGAAATAAAGATGGTCGTGTCATGCACGTTATTAAAGTGGATGTCCTCAATAAAGAGACTGGCGAACGAGTACCATGCCGTAGGAGTTATGCTTCGGGTATTAGTCCTAATGTTGTACATTCCTATGATGCTGCTCACATGGCTAATACTGTTGTTGGTTTCAACGGTAGCTTTGGTGCTGTCCATGATTCGTTTAGTACCCATGCTGATGAAGTGGATTTTCTACAAGAAGTAACTAAGATGACCTTTGTAGCGCAGTATGACATAGAAAACTTCTTTAACCTACTGCAAGACACTCTCATGGAGAATAAAGAATCATTCGTTTTCCCTCAACCAGTAACAGGAAGCTTAAACCTACAAGAGGTTTATAACTCAAAGTATTTCTTTTGCTAAAGAGTCGGTACCTAATACCGAACAACAATAATTAACAAGGACATTAATGAACTCATATCAAGAACTAATCGCTAAATCCCGCTATGCTCGATACTTACCTGAAAAGAATCGTAGAGAGAACTGGGATGAAACAGCTGATCGATGGATCTCTTTCTTTAAAGAACAACTTAAAGACACAATACCTGTACATGACTCTGTATGGCCTTGCCTAGAAAATGAGATAAAAAGTTTAAACTCTCTTCCATCTATGCGTTCTATTATGACTGCTGGGGAAGCCCTTACCCGAACTAACGTTGCAGCATACAATTGTAGCTATCTCCCTATAGATCATCCGCGTTGTTTTGATGAGGCCATGTACATCCTATTATGTGGTACTGGCGTGGGCTTCTCGTGTGAGAACCAATATACTTCTCTATTACCTGATGTTCCTACTTTAACTAACAGTGATAAAATTATTACTGTAGAAGACAGTAAAGAAGGCTGGTGTGAAGCATACAAATTATTAATAGCTCGTCTATATGCTGGTAAGATCTCTCAGTGGGATGTGTCCTTAGTACGTCCAGCAGGAGCGCCATTAAAGACTTTTGGTGGTAGAGCTTCTGGTCCAGGACCCTTGATTGATTTGTTTAACTACACTGTAGACAAGTTTAAACATGCTGAAGGTCGTAAACTATCTGCTATTGAATGTCACGATATCATGTGTAAGATCGGTGAAGTAGTTGTTGTAGGTGGTGTACGTAGGTCAGCAATGATTTCATTAGGTGACTTAGGTAACTATGACCATGCTACTGCTAAGACAGGTACTTGGTGGGAAAAGTATGGTGAACGTGCATTAGCTAACAACTCAGCTGTATACCAAACAAAACCTTCTATCGGTGAGTTTATGAAGGAATGGTTAGATATATACAACAGTCACTCAGGTGAACGTGGTATCTTCAACCGTGAAGCCTCCCAAAAGCAAGCAGCTAAGTGGGGTCGTAGAGAGTTCAATGTACAGTATGGTACTAACCCTTGCTCAGAGATTATTCTTAAGCCCTATCAGTTCTGTAACCTCTCAACTGTAGTTGTTACTGCTGATGATACTTTAGATACTCTCACAACTAAAGTACGCTATGCTACTATCATGGGTACTATGCAGTCTACCCTTACTCACTTCCCTTATCTACGTGATGTATGGAAACAAAACACTGAACAAGAACGCTTGTTAGGTGTATCTATGACTGGTATCTTAGACAACCGTATTCTCCGTGGAGATAGCATAATTACTCTTGAGTATGTTCTTAACCACCTTAGAAATGTAGCTCGTGAGACTAATGAACAATGGGCTAAGATGCTAGGTATCTCTGCTTCAGCAGCTATTACATGCGTTAAACCTGAAGGTACTGTATCTCAGTTAACCCTTACTTCAAGTGGTATTCATGCTGGACATGCACCACACTATATCCGTCGTATACGCCAAGATAAGAAAGATCCATTAACACAGTTCTTAATTGAACAAGGTGTTAACCATGAAGACTGTGTAATGAAGCCTGACCAAACAACTGTGTTCAGCTTCCCTATGAAGTCTACTGGATATACTCGTAATGATTTAACTGCTCTTCAGCATTTAAAGATTTGGTTAGCTTACCAACGTCACTGGTGTGAACATAAACCCTCTGTTACTATCTCTGTTAAAGAGCATGAGTGGATGGAAGTAGGTGCATGGGTATACGAACACTTTAATGAATGTACGGGAATCTCTTTCTTACCTGATGATGGCGGTACTTACCAACAAGCTCCATATGAAACAATAGATTCATCTGTAT